CTTTTACACAGTCATGCACCCGCCTCGTTTTAACGGTGGCCAGCTATATGCCACCTCCGAGCGCAGGCGTAGAGTAGTTGCCTCTGTCTGTCGTACGGACCCCTTATCACTAAGAGGATCCATCTTCTCCCAAATCGGAGTAAGATCGGCAGAACTACCCAGAGGGTCAGCCTTACCCGTCCTGGTACCTCCAAGAAAAGGAAGGTATCTATACAAACGACGTCCTTTGAATCTTAGTGGGACGTCACTCAGCGACGGATTCCGCATGGCTTGGAAATCACGGTCATATGTTACAAACCGCGAAATCTGAGCTATATCCCAAGTGGTCCAGAAGTAATTGTCGAGGAGGCCTGTTTTCACAGGGCCAACAAGATTTTCCTTAAGGACTCGAGGGACTCTGCTGTCAAGAAAAGCGACAACAGCCCCAACGTCAGTGCCCACACCACAGTCTTTTTGAGACAGTGCGAGCAACGCGTTACGGAGGAACATGAGGGCTCTATTTGTCTTAAGCTCGCGCTTAAGGTAGAAAGGTCTGACTTCCGAACCTTCAAAGTAATCGGCTCCGCAACTTTCGCGGAATCGACCTGACGTGTGCGTTTTATCATGGTTTACCTTAAATCCACAGTACGAAAACAAATCGAACAGTAGAGGACAGATAGCCATGGGCGCGATTATGTCATCACCAAAAACGGTGACCAGCCCAGCAAATTCATCCTGATATTCACAAACACTCAGGACTAGCGCTAGAAAGATCATCGTCTCTAGTTCGAAGGTAAACCCATTCCCCATAGAGGAGAACTTAGCCCAACGATACGTTTTTCCAAGAATCAACCCGTATTCGCTACGAATCTCATCAAGGAGATCAAACCAATACGGGGGTAGTAGTTCCCGAACAAGCTCAATACTTATCGTATCAGATGCCATAGAAAGATCAATTGTCGCGATGTCCCCAAAACCAAGGGAACCTGCGAGGGCGAGTTGCTGATTGAACATCCAGCTATCGTCCAGATCTAATCTAGCGTGCCTTTTAAGCGCACGTCGGATTTGCTGGCCTGCGGCAAGTTGTAGTGCCACGTTAAGCAAGGGTTCGACAGCTATACTTCTTTTTGTTTTAGCTGTCTTCGGAACAAATGTTACCTTGTTGTAATCTGTCCTCTTGCATCGTGCTTTGAGTATATCGAGCACGGGTTGTATAGGGCCCGGAACAAAGGGCTCTAAGCCATTGAGCGCTCGGCTCCAAATTTCGTCGGAGCCAACCATCTCGGCAGCAAGAGGGAAACAGCGGGCAGAGACTGAGTAATCCTCTGCGGCGAACTTGAAATAAGCCGTGGTTTTGGGCCTAACAACCCCAATACAACCACCCGGACCGTGATGAGCATCGTCAAATAGACTTTGTCTGTCTACGGGACCTAACCATCGTGAGATTTTGCGCCGAGCTGAGTGGAATACCCAGTTGACGTACTGCCTATGTTTCGGCAGACGGTACTCACGACCACGGTAATGACGGATTCTCTTGTTAGTAGAGCGGCATAACTGCTCTGCACGCCAGAATCTTTCCCAGGCCTTCGCCTGAGGATCATAACCGGTGACCCCCTTCAACTCATACTTAGAAAGGAGTGATGCTAAACAAGCGTTAGGAAAGTAACTTCCAGCCGACCGATACAACGTTGGGTCAGCCATTCGCTCAGTCGCTTCGCACCAGAGACGGAAGTCCTTCTTAGGAATTACGTCCAGTAGCAGATTTTCTTTGCTACCAGGTGCTAAGCCATCAGAGTGCACTACCAGAAGCCGTAAGGTCTCCCAGAGAATATACTGGGTATCCTTTGCTGATTTCTGCTTTTCAGCAGCGGAGAGCAACTCCTGCTCTAACTCGTCTTGACACTGAGTCATACGAATTTCCTCCGGTTGTTGGCTTTTCTTTAGCCTACGGGGATGAGATGACTTGCGATAGCCGACTGAACAGTCGGATCTCGCGCAATCAACGCCAACCGAGTTGCAACCGCCGCCCGATCTGTACTGATAATCGGGACAGGAACCGACGTGCCGATGAAGGTGATGAACGAATATTCGACTTCGTTGACGGTGAAATACTCCGTCAACCGTACGTCCATCCGTTCAACCCCAGGAAAACTGGGTATCGGTTTGGGTAAAACCCTCGAGAACTTGAGGGTAGCTGGCCGTCCGGCAGCGCCAGATTCGATAAATGCCGCAGTGTGTTCGCCACCGGAGAAAGGGATAAACAACTTCCCAGTACCCGTAGGCGCCACAAGCGTCGTTGCCAACTGAATGTTATTCATGATCCGTAGATCCTTTCAAAAGTGAAACATGAGAGGTGAATTAAGGAGTTAAATCCTTAACCCGGATTTCCTCGGCCCGTAAATCTGGCCCAACAGGGCTATAGAGTCGAGGGCACGTTCAGTGTTAAGTTTAACCTTGAACGTAGGAGTGGTTAACACAGGTAGCGACGTGTACCGCCTCTTTGCCTTGTAATATGACCCATCATGAAGTCCGATGAGGCCATTTACTGTAGGGTATGAGACGGTTGGGGTGTAGGATAAGATCTTCCTTTCCCCATTGTAGATGTGCTCGACTGTGCAACCTTCGGCGAGAATGATTACGCCCACTTTGGGTGTCATTGCTGCAATCCAATCTCCGATGTTGACTACCCAGTCAACAACGAAGGAGAGGTAAGCCGCTTCCCATATAGATTCAGGGATATCGGTTAGACCCCAGGCGTGAGCCCGGTCAAACGCAGCATCGACGGTATAAAGCACATACGCACGGGCCTTGTGCTGGTTAGTACCAGCTTCTGAAACAGACCAAGGCTGACAGTTACCAACGCTAGAACCAAAGGCGTAGGTAGTTTGGAACGGAACCACTGACGTGGCAGTCCCGCGTGCGGTAGCTCGGATCGGAGTAATCCGGTCAAGTGCTTTCAATGCACCCTGAACGTCATAGATCGAAGGAAGGACACCATAGCGAACCTGGAGCCAATTGCTTTCAAGCAACTGTCGAACGGTCGAACTAGGTTTACCTCCTGCCATTTGTTTTACATTGACCGCGTTGGCCAATGTTCTACGTTCCGCAGCTGACATCTTCTTCCCAAGGGAAGGGATGAAAGTACGGATACGGCGGTCGTTAAGATTACGACTAACCATACGGCCTAACGCATCCCCGAGTCTTCTGGGGGTGAATATGACTGTACGGATCCGCTTGGCTAGATCAGCGACAAGATCGATGGTCTGTTGACGTTCTTTAATACTAACAAGGCTAAGAATGTCAGCCCGAGAGATGTTACCTCGGGCCTTCACCGTTGCCAAGTTAATAAGAGAGTTCTCATCTACGTTCGTCATGCCACCCGCGAAAACATTTTCGGGCCATGACCATCCTAAGAAGTCACCCACGTAATTCATAGTGGG